TGGACGATTTAACAGTGACTTTAAGTTCTTTTGTACCAGGAAAATTTGTTGATTTGATTATTACCAACACATCAGGACAACAAAGAATAATTACACATGGATGCACAGCAATAAATTCTACAATTGGTGCAATTGATTTCAATTTAGGTGCAACAAAAACAACCTATTTAAGATACTTCAGTTTTAATAATGATCTTGCAAATACTTATGTTGCAGTCACATATCAGTAATAAATAAAATACTATGGCAAATAAAAATATTCTCACAAACGGTTCAAAAGTTTCCCAGATAGGGTTGATGTATTATGCACCGGTGGCTGTGGTACCACCGTATTTGACAGAGCCAATCAATGTGTTCTATTGTTTTCTGGCAAAACCACTGCCCTGGAATGATGATGTAAACCCACCTGTTCCTGCAACCGACTTGAAATCAATCAAGCAGGTGTACAAGAATATGTTTATTGTGAAACAGATAAAGACTAATGATATATCACCAGTCATACAACGTGTAGATTGGACTTCAGGAGTAATGTATAATTATTTCCAAGATGAAGTTGATATGCTCGAAAAAGATGCAAATGGTTATATCATTCAGGTTTTTTATGTAAAAAATAAATACGACCAAGTTTTTAAATGTTTATGGAACAATAACGACCAACCATCAACAGAAGAGCCTTATTTTGAACCGGGCACATACACTGCAAACAAAATGTTCCAGGGTCAAGATGGTTACAAATGGAAATTCATGTATACCATTGATACTGGTCTAAAACTCAAGTTTATGGACAGAGAATGGATGCCAGTGGCTATAGGTACAAACACACCAAACCCTCTAATTACATCTGCCGGTGTTGGTAGCATAGATGTTATTAATGTGGTTGAAAGTGGTTCAGGATATGATCCAGGAAATTCTGTTGTAAATATAGTAATCACTGGTGATGGAACTGGTGCGGCTGCTACAGCAAATGTACAGAACGGAGTTATCCATGATGTTATTGTTACCAATCCAGGTAGTAACTATTCTTATGTGAACGCTGTAGTGGAATCCGGCATCGGTGAAGGTTGTGCATTAGGTGCATCAACTTCACCTGTTGGTGGGCATGGGTTTGATCCGGTTTCTGAGTTAGGTTGTGACCATGTGATGTTGACTTGTGAGTTTGAAGGTACAGAAAATGGACTATTACCAACAGACATTGATTTCCACCAACTAGGTATCATAATTAATCCAACAACCAAACAGTATAATCCTGTATATGCAAATGGTGTTGCATATAGTACAACAACAGATATCGTTGTGGCGGCAGGTTCAGACATTGGATTCCAAATGGATGAGATTGTTTATCAAGGTCCAGTTAACAATCCAACATTTACTGCAACAGTTTTATACTTTAATCTTTCTACCAATCTAATAAAGCTAATAAATACAAAAGGTGTTCCAGTAATTAATAGTCCTATTTTCGGTCAAACAACCACATCAACAAGGACTGTATTGTCATATAGTCTTCCAAATTTTGCAATACATTCTGGATATTTGGCATATATTGAAAATAGATCAAGTGTTCAGAGAAGTGATGACGGAATAGAACAACTCAAATTTGTATTAGGTTTCTAAGGGAAAAAAATGGCTCTAAATTTTAACGTTGATCCTTACTATGATGATTTCGATGATACAAAAAACTTTCATCGAATTTTATTCAAACCAGGTAAGGCAGTACAGGCCAGAGAATTAACACAGGCACAAACGATCCTACAGGATCAGATTACTAAGTTTGCCAATAACATTTTCAAAGAAAATTCTCCCGTAACTGGTGGTCAAATTACCACCAATTTCAATTGTTACTACATCAAATTACAAACCACATATAATGGTGCAACAATTGATATTTCCGATTTCAGTGGTTTATTGTTAACTAATGCAACTGGAACAATTAGAGCTAAAGTTGTTGCTGTAGCACAACCAACAGGCACCGCAGGTGAAGGTGATCCACCAACATTGATTGTTGTATACAAATCAGGTACACGATTCACTGACAACGATATTATCTATGATGTGAATTCAAATAAAGCTTGCCAAGCAGTAACAAACAATTCAACCGGTGAGTCTTCTGTTGTTTCGATTGCCAAAGGTGTTTTCTATGTTCTTGGTAACTTTGTACAAATTGAACCAACAACAATCGTTTTAAGTAAGTATGACAGTACACCATCCAGACGGGTTGGTTTGGAAATTACCGAAACAATCTATGACTATGCAAACGATGCGTCATTGTTGGATCCTGCGGTCGGTGCATCAAACTACCAGGCACCTGGTGCAGACAGATATGTTATTAGCCTTGAACTAACATCAAAACCATTGTACTTTGGTGATGACCAATTTTTCATTGAGTTACTTCGTGTTGAAGATGGTAATGTTTTCAAGATGGTTGATGGATCAGTTTATGCGGCGATTGATGATTACTTTGCAAAGCGTGACTACGAAACCAATGGTGATTACATTGTAAACGATTTCAGTATAACACCAAAAGTTGATCCGGATGATGAGGACAAGTACATAATGGGTGTGGGTAAAGGCCTTGCATATGTGCATGGTTATCGTGTAGAGAATCCTTCACCTGTTAATATATCTTCCAACCGTGCAAGGGCAACATCTTTAAAAAATAATGACACAACAGTTATTAACTATGGTAGTTATTTTATTGTATCGAATGTGCATGGCGCAAACTCAAAAACATTTGAAGTAACAACAGCAAACACAATAGACTTTCATTGTGTTTCAACTGATAGTGTACATACAGCCAATACAACAACTTACAATTCCACATTGGTGGCAAGAGGATACATTCGTGGTTTAGATTATCAGAGTGCGCCAACAGCCAATGCAAATACACATATCTTCAAGGCAATGGTATATGACTTGCAGAACCAGGCTTTAACAGGCACACTTGTTTCAGCAAGTTCAACCACAGTAGTTCTACCAGGAACAAATGGCCAAACGTCTTCATTTAATGATGCTTATGTTGGTGTTGACATTTCAATTACATCAGGAACAAATGCAGGTGAAACAAGAACAATCACAGCATACGTAGGTTCAACAAGAACTGCAACTGTGAATAGGTCTTGGAGTGTAACACCAGACAATACATCCACTTTTGTGATGAATTTTAATACCGCTGATGCGGAATCTATGTTGCAAGTTAACAACAGTAACTATACTGTATATGGTAGTGCAAAAATAGATGATACTGGAAAACAAAATGGTATAGCTTCTGGTGATGCAATTTTTGAAAATCCAAATAAACCAGAACTATTGTTTCCAATAGGTTTACCATTTGTCTCTGATATTACCGATGCAATCTACACATCTTTTATTGAAATTAGAGGTGTACCTTTTGGTGTTGCTGGTAGTACATTGTCTGCAACTGTGGACCTTTCAAGTTACAATGATAAAATTTCACATATAGGTACAGCAGGCCAGGCTTTGAGTGCAGATTTGGTCAGAGAAAACTTCACAATTATTGTGACGAATGCTCAATCAAATTCAAAGTTTGCAGCTGGTGATATTGTTAATTGGTCAGTATCTCCTAGAGCCATTTCAATGAATGGTGATTTATCTGTTGCAACATTGACAACCACAACAGCAGATTTGACCGCATTTACAGCAACAATCATATTTAAAGTTGATGTGCCTGTTGCAACCGATTCTGGTTTTGTCTTAAAAATTAAAAATTTAGTTACTGCGGCCAATGCAACAGTTGTAACCAATGGAACACAAGTTAACACCTACACATTTGTTGACGATGGTGTAAGTTCTAGTGGCCAAGTTTACATACAAGCCGCAGGTGTTGCTGCTCCTGGAACAAAACAATCATTGTATCTATCTGATGTGAAACGAATTGTAAAAATCATTGATACAAAAGCTTCAGGTACATTGCCATTAACAACAATGTATAATAATTCAACATATGATGTTACAAATAATTATGTTTTCGATAATGGCCAAAGAGATGGTTATTATGACCATGCATCAATTACATTAAAACCTGGTGCACCTAAGCCAGCAGGCAATTTACTTGTGTACCTTGATTACTACAAGCATTCTGGTGGTGATGGTTATTTCAGTCAAACATCTTACACCAATTCAGATTCACCAGAAAATTATAGAGAAATTCCAGATTACACAAGTAAAAATGGAACAACATATTCGTTGAGAGATTGTTTGGATTTTAGACCATCCCGTCAAAATGCTCAAACAGATTTTGTTTTCCGTTACTCTAATCCATCAGACACAAGAGCTGGAATTTTATTGCCTGTAGATTCAACAAGTTTTATTTGTGACTATGAACATTATCTTGGTCGTAAAGATAAATTAGTTTTAACCAAAGATAGAAGTCTACAAATAGTTGAGGGTTCTCCTTCAATCAACCCTATTCTACCTAATGAACCAGATTCTTCTCTAACAATAGCCAACATCACACATAATCCATACACCGGATATGTGACAACTGAGTCACCTGTTGGTAAATTACCAGATTTGTCTATAGAAAAAGTGCAACACCGCCGTTACACAATGGCTGATATTGCTGGCCTTGACACAAGGATTAATCGTGTTGAATACTATACTTCTTTAAATACATTGGAACAAAATGCAAACTCATTGCAAATCTCTGATGCATATGGATTGAATAGATTCAAAAATGGTATTATGGTAGATGATTTCTCCAGTTTTTCTGCTTCAGACTCTGGTGTTACAGACTTTAATGCAAACATTAACAGAAGAACTAGACAATTAACTGCTGGCCAAATTGTTACAAATTTCCCATTAAAAAATTTGGCAATGGTGTATAACATGAATTCACCAACATCATCATCAATTTCTGCGTTGAATTTTAATGTTAGTCGAGATGGTTCAGTGAATTATTTCACATTGCCATATACCACAAGCATTATAGTATCACAAAAATTGGCAAGTAGAACGACCAATGTAAATCCATTCAATACTCCTTATGCAAAAGGTAGTTTGTCATTATCTCCAAACATGGATACTTGGGTGGACACAACATATTCACCAGCCTTATTGGTTGTTGATTCTGGTCTACAAGTATTCCAAAGAGGTGATGTAACCAACACATTGGCTTTTGGTGATTGGCAAACAGTACCCGGAACATCAGCAACAAGCCTA